GTATGAATAACTCTTGAAATTAGGCTTCTTAGACAGTCTTGCCGTTACTAAGTATTCTCCACCGACATAGTCAAGTTTTACTTCAGTAATTCTTAGCGACTCAAATTTAGGTTTGTAGGTGAAAGTAACATCATCTAGTACAGAATTGACTTCCCAAACACCGTCGTAGTTCTCTTTAGAAAGTCCCACCAATTCAAAGTTATTGCCAGCACTCAGGTCGTGGCTACCAAAAGTAATTACAGATGAGTTGGGTGGAAGCCTTGTTTCAAGAATCAACCTGTCAGATGTGTATGCGGTACCGCTAGTGCCACCTAAAGATGAAGCGGTGATAGAGGCAGCAACCTTAAAAGTGGTGGAAGTAGCAGAAACTACAAGAGAATTGCTGACATTTAGCGAGCCAGTACCAGTACCAGTAATCATCCCAGCGACAGTGACAATATGACCAACCCTGATGTTATGTCCGCTAGAAGTATAAGTAATGTAAGTTCCATCACCAGTTGCTGATTGCACAGAGTATTGGTCTATGTCTTGCTCTGAGGCAGGTAGCGTGTAGTTTATGTGAGACTTACCAGCGTCAATGCCATCAATGTAGAAACTTCCATTGATTGAATCATCAGAGCCAGTAATTTTTACTAACTCACCGACATCGGCAGTGGCATCAAACTGGCTGTAAGCGCTGTACAAGTCAATTCTTGCTTTGATTTTGGCAGCGCTAGCATCGTAGTAGAATCTTTTACTATACACAGGTTGCTGAAATCCAGTAGTGATAGTGGCCAAATCTGTTGCTGGGTCATACTTAGCAGTTCTAATTTGATATTTTTCCAAGTTTCCTAGGAACGGGTTATTTGCGTCTACTGTGACAAAGTCTTCGTGTACCTTGCCCAAGAAATAGCGAACCTGCTCATAAGTGTCAGTGTGGGTATACATAGTTGCTTGGTATCTACCATCCCAAGCAATGGTGGCTGTATCTTGATTAGTGCTGGTGTTGTCGTACTTTGCCTCACAGGAAGAGTTGACAACAAAAGTTTTTCGGTCAATGACCTTGATTACTGGCTGACCATTTCCATTGGCACAGACGGCTGCTGGGCTTTTGGTGTAGTCGAACTCGTGGGTATCAATGTCGATGATATTGAATGTTCCGTCAACCGTTGGCGGGTTGTACGGGTAGATATTGTACTTACCAATACTCCTTTGGAATTGAATCGCTGGTACACCGACATAATCAGTGCCGTTTCTCAGGCTGTAGTAGGAGTACATATCTTTTGGCGAATCTGCGCTAATAATCTTGTCTACAACATGGAAACTTAGTTTTCTTATGGTTAGAACCAAAGTACCACTACCAGTAGGAGCCTTTGCCACCTTTATTTGAGTACCGTTTAATATTTCAGTAATCTCTGTGTCAGAAAAAACAGCAGTGCCAGACTGCTTTTCGACGACATACCCAGCCATAAGACCAGATGTACTGTCTATGGTTATGACATCATTACCGTTAGTAACGGTTCCAGCGTCATAAGTTGTCTGCTTATCTGGTAGTTTTCCAAAGAAAGGGTCCTCTGATGCCCCCGAAAAAGCCTTGATACCGTTAGTAATGATGTATGTTCCAGCCTTGATTTTACCTTTCCACGAGTAATCCTTAGGCTGTATGGTGTAAGTAATTTCACCCTTTCCTGAATTGTAAGACAATCCGTAGCCAGTCTTTTTGTTTTCAAATTTCAGGAAAACAGCGCCGCTTCTGGAGGCTGGAGTATTAGTGCTACTACCAGTATTGTAGGCACTAAATGTGACGCTAGTAGATGTGACGGCGGTTACAGTGGCCGTAAAAGTTGCAGTGCTAGGTATGACACCAGCCTTATCACTAGACAATGTGGGGTGAGGTTGCTGAGTGATAATTGCACCCTTTGAGATGCCCTTTGTGTCCATCCCAGTTATTGTGAAACTTCCGTTTGTAGCAGTTCCATACCTAAAAAGAGTAGATGTGGAAGCAAGCGCAGCGACCGGGTACTCGGTAGAAAGGGTTTTATAAGTTTTGTATGTGGCAACAGGAACTTCTTTTTCAAGTTTGCTAATTGCCACCTCATCGCCCTCAGCAAGTAAGTGAGGATTGTCGGTAGTAATAATTACTTCTTTGCTACCAGCCTTTACTTGTCTCTTGGCTACAGTAAGTTTGTCACCAACAGTCTTAAAGGTGTGGTCTACGCCAAACACATTCCACTGAAGAGCCTCTTTGTCGACGGTAATCTGAGTGGCATTGCGGAAAGTATCGTTTACTCTAAAGTGTCCGTTTAGGTTATAGCCCTTTTTATCTGTGAAAGCCAGTTCTACAGCAACGCCCTCGTCAATATCAATCGTGTCTTTGGTATCAGCATTGAGTTCAACAATTAGTTGAGAAGAATTGTCTGGGTCAACATAAACTAAAGTTCCGCTGTGGGTGAGGTTCCAAGTCTTCCAAATCTTGCGGTGCTGGTAATAACTCGTGAACTCATTAGCACTGATGCTTATGCTTTTACTGACGACATCATAACTTCTAGTCCAAATCGGTCCACCCCAAACGCACTCGCCATTGCGTAGTACATAAATTGCGTTCTTGCCTGGCATAGTGGCACTGTAGACATCTATCCCCTCGGTCTCCTGAGACAAGGCTAGAGTGCCTGAAAATGAGCCAGCGTCTTTTACGGCTTTCTCATAGGACACACCAGTTAGGGGCAACTCAGCGATTACCTGATTAGTGACAATGTTGGTAACGAAGTACCTGTATGTAACTGCGTTCTCTGCCATAACTACCTAACTATGTATCTGTCTTTAGGACTATTATACATTACCCAATCCAACCTGAGCGGTAGTAGATGTTGACATAAGCGGGGCTAATTTCATAAATATAGCCAGAGGTTACTAGGGTGCTATTGATGTTAGAGGCACCAGAATAGTTAGTGGGGACAAAAGTAAATGACTTGGTGTCAGGGACATCTGTCACAGTAGCCGTAGAAGCGTTAGCAAATACATTGGAGCCACCAGCAACTGTATTTAGACCAATAAGTTTTACCTGAGAACCGACAACAAAACTGTGGTCAGAGGTTGTAGTTATAGTGGCAGTGTTGCCAGTTGTTGTGTAAGCAACATATGACACAAAGTTTTTATTCAAATCCTCAAATGTAATTTCATTGTCGCCAGGTTGAAGTTCAATCCAGTCAACAATGGTGTCAAGTTTTGAGCGATACCCGCCCAACTCGCCGTTTAGGGCGATGTCTCTTGTATAAGTGTCAATGCTTAGCGTTTCAGCGTAAACCCTTGCTAGAGGAACGGTGGCGTCATCATATGTGGCTACAGTTGCGTTTGCCACATTTGGATAGTAAGTAGGTCTCACTACATTGAATTTTTTTGGAGTTGACGGAGAGACATAAGAAACATCGTGATATCCATTATAGATATTTCCGTAATAAGCCCTACCGCTAGTGTATGAAGCAGAAGCCCTATCGCTCAGTTCGGAGACAAAAACTGTGCCTGTGGTGCTTGCTGTGTTGCTAGTGGCAGAAGGGAAAGTCTTATTAAATGTTATGGCTGTGCTGTTGGCGCTTACAACTTTATGTGTTCCATTGAAGTCTTCATTTAGACCGTTGATAGTTATGTAGTCATCTACTTGAGCACTTAGGGTAGTCGCGTATCTAATTGTTCCAAGGGAGAGCGAAGACTCGTAGTAAGTAATTGGCTCGATATCTTGGGACTCGAACAAATTGAACTGGAAAGAAGTTGTAGACGGAGTAGCGGTAACTACAAAAGTCCCATCATAGATAGCACTTGTGTTAGAGATTACAACTTGGTCCCCGATGGTAAATCCGTGAGTATTTGAAGTCTCTACAGTAGCGATGTTATTTCCACCATCAAAAGATATTGCCGATGTGTTAGCCCATACGCTGAACTTAGAAGTGGATACACCATTTTGACCTGCCGCTATCGGCTGGTTTAGGGCAGATTTAGTGACTCTAAGTTTGTAGTCATCTGTTCCTTTATAAACGGTGGTTATGTAGTACACGGCGTTAGTTATGTTTGCGTATCCGCTTAGTCCGCTAATTCCAGTCAAATAAATGTTCTGATTTGGAGAGAAATTGTGCTTTACCGTGGTTGTAATGTCTAGGGTGTTTGCAGTGGCAGTCACGACATTGGCAATGTCAAAAATATCGACGACATTTAGAACATCTACCGCTTCCCCAGCGGATAGACCGTGAGCGGTATTAGTAGTAAAAATCAAGTTTCCGTCAGAAACTTGGGCACCAGTGACGGTGTAAGTGCGGTACTTATTTAGTTTGTAGATGACATCAATAAGTTGCTCTGAAGTTTTATTGAATAGCGAAACGGGTCCAGTGGTTGGTCCGATAATTTCAAAAACAGCACCGACTGGAGTGTTTCCCTCGTTTCTGATGGTCACTACTTCAGCATTAGAGTTTGCTGTTGACAGGGCGTAGCCGTCGCCTCTAGCGTCTGCCCACTTGTATTTGATTGGGTCAGCGGAAACTAGACCGATAGAGAAGTCTGTCTTACCTCTAGGGTTTACGGTAGAGATGCTAGGAGTACCACTTAGTCTGACTCTCAGTGCTTTAGGGGTTTCTTCGTCAAGAATAAGCCAAGCGTCTTTTTTCACAAGATTAATTGCGTTTATTAAACGCGCTCTCGCATCTTCAAGTTGAGTGTCTGTGTCTTGAAGAATAAAACTTCCAGTAAGAGTTAGTTGCCTAGAGCCATATCTACCGTATGTAGTGTAAGAGCCATCTCCCCATCCGCGAGGCAAATCTTGCATATCTACCTGAGGCAGATTCCACCAACCCTCGACATCACTAATAACCCAAACCACGCCATACTCGTCAATGCGGTTGAATACAAAGTCCCCAAGACGGATATCCGCCTTGAGTTTCATACCAGTTAGGTGGTCAATGTAGACATTGGTAAGAGCCTTGTCTACGAGTTTGGTCTTTTGACCTTGGTCATAAATAAGAGATGTGGCTTCAGAACCAGTTTGGAATTGAACGGCATCTACTAGAAAGTTGTAGCCAACTCCTGGGTCAGTAGAGGTGCTTCTAAAAATGAAAGCCCTAAAGTGGGTGTAGGCAGCAGAGGTTGGCACTTCAAAGGTAAATACCAGTCTTACCCAACCGTCGTGAGAGGTAATCTTTGTAGGCGCTGAGTCTAAAGTTGTGTTAGAGCCACCAGTAGAGGCAGTGTAAAAGTAAGCCCTTAACTTGAATTCAGAAGAAGCCTGTCCGATAGGGACTTTTACATAGGCAGAAAGTGTGTATTTTTGCCCACCAGTTACAGCAACTCTGTAGGAGTCATCTGTGATTAGACCGCTAAACGGGCTAGTAGTGGCAAAGGTTACTTTTGCTGAGAACCCAGTGCCGTATAAAGGGTCGCTAGTGTCGGTACCTATAGTCGGAGTAGTTCCACCGCTAATAGCCAACCCACTCCACCCAGTGGTGCCTGAAGTGAAAGACGGATTAGTTAGCAAGTTATATACAGTAGCCATTAGTAAGCAGCACCTTTACGCATTTGGAAAGCAAGTCTTCGACTTACTTCGGCAGCAAGAGCGTTGACATCCATATCAGGAGTACCGTTTACGGTGACATTGATTCCACCAGCAGCCCCACCACTCATCATTTCAATCATTGCCTTGTCTCTCTTAGATAGACCGTCTGGGTCAAGTGGCTCAATACGCTCTGGTCTACCCGCCTCAGCAACAATACCTAAGGTTCCGCCAGCAGATGGTGAGACGATACCACCCTCAGCAAACAACTGAGGCACGACGATAGGTGGCATATTAGGAATTAGACCCTTATCAATAGAAGCATTGATGTCAATTGCACCGCCACTAACATTTTTTACTATGTCAAATAAAGGTCTAAGCCCTAAAGTCATTACTTTTATTAGTAGGTTAAGCAATGCCACAATTAGGTTTACCAATCCAGTGAACATATCTGCCAAAGACTGAACGATTCCTTGACCTAGGTCGCGGAATACCATAGCAAATTTATCCCAGTCGCCAGAGAACAGAGCCTCAAAGAAAGCACCAATTAGTTCAATCATTTGTTGCCAGAATTGGAATAGAGGCATCAAATAAGCCATAACTGCGTCGATAACTGGCATTAGCCAGTCAGTTAGCGTCTTTATGAGTTGTACAACTATCTCAATAACAAATTTAAGTACAGGGGCTAGTAGAGACATAACAGCCATCTGTATTTTCATAAATATTTCCACAATAGGGATTAGCAGATTTATGAGCATCTCTACAATTGGCATCAACTTAGAAATCAGGTCAGCAATAAGTGGAGCCAATGCTTGGACAAGCATACTTACCACTTCAGCCAGCATTACAAAGAACATAGTTAGAGGTCCGCCTTTACCATCGGAGCCACCGAATAGTACAGACATAAGTTTTTGGAAAGCAAGAATTACTGGTTGTAGGGCAAGCATAATTACTCGGAAAGCCTCGCCCAGTGCTTCTAGGGCTGGCTTGAATACAGCGTCAATCTGTTTTCTAAACTTCTCATTGGTTGTGTACATTAGTACAAACGCACCAACAATTAGACCGATGATAAGGAGAATAGGGTTAGCCATCATCATAGCCAGACCCATTCTTCCAAACCCAGCGATAACCTTGTTTTGAGAGGCAATCATTTGAGTGAAGCCTTTTATGGCACCAGCCTTGAAGAGTTTGAATCTTAGGGCAGTGGTTTCAATGGCAAGTTTTAGGCGACCATAACCGCTAATAAGTATGTTTTTGCTAGCAATGTGTTTACGAGTGCCTTCGGTGGCATTTGTTAGAAACGCTCCAGTTTTCTTAGATAGCAATCCAGTGTAGTCTCTGGCTTGGTTGATTCCACTTGTAAACTTAGGCCATATCTTTGCTGCCGCCTTGAAACTATCTGTTGTCTTCTTGACAGCACCCTTAAGTCCAGCGTTCACTGTCACCATGGTGCCGAACGCTTCTTTTGTGCCAGTAATTACTTCTTGTGCTGTGCCAAAAAATCCAGTTACTCTTTCAACGCTGACTTGTAGGAAGTCAAATACTGGTCCAGCCTTTTTACCAATTTCCATCACACCGAGAGTTACCGCGTGGATTTGACCAGTGAACTTCGTTACGCTTTTAACGACTGGGTTGCTAAGTATATTCTGGAATATGTCTGCACCAGCAACCAAAGTTTTGAAGAAATTGTCAATCGCTGCGTTATCAGTGAGTTTGTCAATAATTTGAACAATTTTTACAATCAACTCACCGACGGTAGGTAGAGCCTGTCCAGCCTTTTTTAAGATGCTACTGAAAGATGGGGCAGCCTCTTTAATTTTTACAAAGAACTCACCGATATTCGGGTCAGCACCAATCATTACGATTTGCTTGATGATGCTTCCAATACCACTGAACATCTTTTTAGCATTTACGGCAACATCGTTGAAGAACTGCTTAAGTTCTCCACCGCTCTTGCCCATAGTGCCAAAGCCCTGCGTAGCCTCAATTAGCCAGTTGAGTAGGTAGTCTCCACCAGTGCCAGGACCAAAGTTAGCCATAACAATCTTGGCAAAGCCACCAAAGATATTGCCAAAAATCTTGCCAAATTTGCCAGCCATATCAGCGGCGGTAATAAAGAATTTACGGAGACCTACATCTCCAGTTTTATCCAACAACCCATTGAAATCATCAAGCATCTTGGATATAAAATTGGCAAGCCTGAGGACAATAGGAGAAGATGCGGAGAGAATATTTAGAAACGCCTTGAAGAACTTAGAAAGAATAGGTCCAAATTCTTTTACTACTTCGGAAATCATTTGGAAGATTTGATTTAGATATTTCCCAGCCTCGGCAGAGGAGAAGAAATCAAAGAGAACTTTAGTTGCCTCTCCTAGAGCGGAACCAATACTTTTTATGCCATTGAAGATTTCATCAAATGTGCCAGATGTGATTAGTTTGCTCAGTCCCTCTTGAAGTGCTGGCAGGAACCCCTGAGCCACGGCTTCTCTAAGAGTTTTGAATATAGGTTGTAGTTTTACAAGAAACTTAGCAAAACCTTTTTGAGTAGCGGTGAGATTGGCGTACGGGTCTTTAGCAGCAGCCTTGGCTCTAGCCTTTGCCCCCGTCTTGAGTTCTTCATTTAGGTCAGCGCTTTTGTCTTTAGCACGACGATAATTTAGTTCTGCTTGCTTATAGGCAAGTTCTGCTTCACGACGAGCGCGAGAATCTGTAGGTAGGTCCGCTGTTCTAGCAAGACCCTCGCGAGCCTTTTCTAAAGCAATAGCCGCTGACTCTTCGGCGAGGGCGGCATCTTCAGCATCAAACTTTAGTTGCTGTAATTCTTCTCTGACATCTCGGAGCGTATCTTTATGAGTCTTTTGTGCGGCAGTTGCTTGCTGAACTGCTTCACTAATTCCCTCCATAGCAAACTTGGCTACAGCGGTAGCAGCCTTCATTGATATGAATAGACCAATTACGGCAGTCAGAGACATCGCAGCACCAGCAGCGGCACCAACTAAGGAGACGAGAGAGCCAATAACTACACCGAGAGAACCAGCCAAAACGCTAGCCATAGTTGAAGCC